TTCCCAACTGCCCTATCCGATGAAGCCTGTATAGAACTAACAACGATATGATGCTATGTGCATTATTTCAATATAAGAATATGAAGTTAAGTAAGAATCTAACATTAGATGAAGCGACTAAGAGTGCTACTGCTATCAAGAATGGTATCAGTAACAAGCCTAGTGGCGAACATCTATCTAACCTGATCCAGATAGCTACTAAGATATTCCAACCTGTAAGAGATCACTTCCAGAAGCCTATCATAGTGAGTTCAGGATATAGATCTAAAGCATTGAATGATCTGATCGGTGGAGCATCAGGATCTCAGCATTCAAAAGGTGAGGCTCTAGATTTAGATGGATCAGTAGAGAACTTCCTGATCTTTGAATACATTAAGAACAATCTGGAGTTTGATCAACTGATATGGGAGTTTGGAGATGATGAGAACCCTGATTGGGTTCATGTCAGTTACAAGACAGAGAACAACAGAGGAGAGGTTCTACAGGCAGTTAGGCAGAATGGAAGAGTAATATATAAGATATGGGGTTAAAGAGAGCAAAGAATATATTCCTTTATTCAGATTCAGAGCCTAATGAGATCCTGATCTCGCTTTGTCATTTGATCTGCTTACCTCTTAGCATATGTGCTGAGTATGAAGATCCTAACTATTGGCTCATTATAGGTGCTTTGTTTATTGGGGGATATCAGCTATGGGCAGTGGTTTATTCTGGATCATTGAAAAATAGACTAAGAGCCGTTAAGTTGGCTTCTTTAATTGCATTGGCTACTATCATTAATCTATCTATGGTAGGTCTGATGGAGGGAAGTAGAACAGGATGGATTATTATATTCCTGTTTGCTTGTTGGAATGTGATCAGAGTAGAAAAGGAAAAGATAGCAAGAAATGGATAGTCAGGTAATAATCACGATAGGCACAATACTTGCTTCTGCAGGGATCTGGAAATTCTTGGAATTTAGATTGAAGGTAAAAACAGACTACAAAAAGGAATCTGTGCAGAATAGTGATGGTGTTCAGTATCGTGATGATCTGAAGAATAGAGTAGCGAGATTAGAGCAGTTGTTAGAGGAGAGCAATACGAAGGTATTGGAACTTACTGCTGAGGTTCATGCGCTGAGAACTGAGGTAGGATTTTTAAAAAAAGAAAACGATAGATTACGAGGATGATAGACAGAGTTACAAAGAATTGGAAAACTACGGCAGTAGGTGCAGTGTTATTTGCAGCAGGTATTATATTAGTGGCTATGGAGAAAGCGAGTCTCACAGAGGCAGGGACTTTCTTTGGCGTAGCCTTTATGTTATTCTTTTCTAAAGACAAATTATGAACGATACAGATTTTGGATTCTCAGATGCCTTTGAGGATTTCGTAGATGAACTAACTAATGACAAGGCAAACGACAAAGCCTGTTCAATAGATAATCCAGATTGCGAAGCATGTGGGAGTTAATAAAAAGGGGAGCAGTTCTGATAGGGCTGCTTTTTTTACTTCAGGGATGTGGTGCGAAGTATCACCTCAATCGTGCGATTGCAAAAGATCCGACAATTCTAGATTCGGTTGTCCTAAAAGTGGACACTCTGATCATAACTCAAAAAGAAGAGGTTAGAGACACTTTAATTCTTCAGAAGATAGATACTATCACTTTAGAGAGAAACGGCATTAGAATTGATCTGAGGCGTGTCTATGACACTATAGAGGTAGATGTTCAATGTCCTAGTGATACTATCAGGATCCAGAAGGAGATCAGAGTACCTCAGGTTGTCTATCAGGAAAAGAACTTTGATAGGAAGTATCTATATCTCTTGATTATCTCAATAATCCTTTATACCTTCGGTCTTATTAAGTTACTTAAGTAATTATATTATATATATATATTATATTACTCTGAAAGAGTAACTAACTATAATACTATATATACTCTCTTACAGAGAGAAAAAAAATATAATGACTAGAAGACAGAAGAGTATTGCTATAGAGATGGGTAAGTTAGAGGATGATTATAACAATCATTTCTTATCTCACTTTGGCTTTCATGATGAACAGAGATCTGATCACTATACTTTCTGGAAGTATTACCAAGAGGAGCAGAGCATATGACAATGAGAGAAGCACAGACTCTAGCAGTTAGCCTTAATGACAAGGGTTATACTGCTTGGGCAGTTCAAGGGTTTAGCGTTAAGCTAATGATCAATGGAGTATTATACGAAATAAAAGAAGCAGATGAGAGATCCTAACATTGATAGATACCTTCATAAGATGGCTATGCTATTCCAGAACTTGGGAATAGAATCAACTCCTGAGCAGAGATTATATGCTAAGGAAGAAGAGAGAAGATACTTGGGTAGGATAGCAGAGATTGATTGGGAGTATGCTCAGAGATTAGGATATGACTGATCACACTAAAATAGAGATCAAGTTAGGTAAGATACCTAGTCTTAATAAATTCTACTCCTCACCACATTGGACATTCAGATCCAGAGAAAAGACTAAGTGGAAGGAGATCATTACTGATCAGTTAGATTATGACTTTCAGTTTGAGTATTGTGTGATTACTGCAAAGGTCAATTACAGATACGATCTAGATAATTGCATTATGGCTATCAAGTTCACTCAGGATGCATTGGTAGATGCAGGAATGATAGCAGATGATAATAAGAAGTTCATCAAGTCAGTCAGGATAGAACCTGCTACTGATATCCCTAAGGATTCATCAGTGATCCAGATAGAGGGAAAAATAATCAACAAATAATTTTCATATCTCAAAATCCTTTTCTAAGTTTGACCTGTTAATCAAAACTAAAAGAGATGGAAAGAGAGAACTTTTATCAGATCATTGATGATCTAGAAGCCTTCGCAGAGAAGATAGGAAGCGAATGGATGAAGGAAAGACTAGCGATGCTAGAGGTACAGATAATTAATCAATCAACTAAATAATCATGAAAAAAGGAAAAGTAGTTTCTGTTAATCCTCAGGGAGATTATCAGTTAAAGGATGGAAGAACTTTGTATAAGTTCGTTTTGAGTTTTGATAATGGAGATACAGGAGAATACTCTTCAGTAAAGCCAGATCAGACTAAGTTTATAGTAGGTCAGGAAGCAGAGTATGAATTGAATGCTACTCAGTATGGTAATCGCATCAAGCCTGTTTACTCACAAGGTGGTGGATTCTCTGGAGGAGGATATTCATCAGGTGGTTACTCATCAGGATCTGATGATAAGCAGAGAATGATTGTTAAGCAATCTTGCCTTAAAGCAGCAGTTGATCTTCTAAAAGATAAAGGTGCTAAGAGTACAGATGTTCTAAAGGTAGCTGACTCTTTTGTGAGTTGGGTAATGGAAGAAGATAAGAAGGAGACTTCATATGATAATCACTTCTCTTCTAGAGAAGAAAAGATACAAGTAGCGAATGCTATTGTAAACGGATCAGATGACTTACCATTCTAGTTGATTGATTGTGTTAGGTAGAGAGGGGTAGAAATACTCCTCTTTTTTTTTCTCAGGATCTGAGATATTAAAAATATAGTGTTAATTTAGAGGGATGATTCATAAACACATAATACAATCAAATAAGACTATTCGCTATCTGGAGAGAGCGAGAGAGGGTAAGATACAAGAGGCATCAAGATTCGGAGCAGTAGAGATAGATGATTACTTAAGATTCAAGAAAGGAAACTTCATAGTAGTAACAGGACATGCTAATGTCGGTAAGACTCACACGATGACTTACCTACAAATGCTACACACCTTAGAGAACGGCACGAAGTGGCTTATCTACTCTTCAGAGAATGAGGTGCAGTCCTTACAACGCAAGTTAATAGAGTTCCTTGCAGGGAAGCCAATCAATCAGATAGATGAGCAGACCTTCTGGAGACACCATAGTTTTGTAGAGGGACATTGGGCATTCTTAGATTCAGAGTTGATAGTCAATGCTTTTGAGTTATTAGATATCGCTAGAGAGGTTTATGATGCTTGGGAGTTTCAGGGAATGATGATAGATCCTTATAACTCGCTAACGATAAAGAAGGAGGATGTAGGTAAGGGAATCTCAACTCATGAATATCATTATGAGGTAACAAGCCATATTAGGAAGTTCTGCAAGGAATATGGTATTACTACGAT